TGTGAAAAATGTGGATGGACTGGTGTTAGTCAATAAGAGGTTTAAAAATGGATAATTTTGATAAAGTGTTTGAAGAATGGATAAAATCAATGAGAGATCCAACTCAAGAAGAATGGGATTCTATTAATAATTATATTCACAGTATTTCACAAAATATTGGCGTAAATATATTTGACTTGATGGATGAATATGAAGATGAAAGGGACAAAAATTAAAATGGAAATAGATGAATTACCACTTGGAAAAGCAGAAGACTTAAAAGGACAAAAGTTTGGTAAATTAACAGCTTTATATAGGGTAAAACCACCAGAGCATGTTAAGAATAAAGCGGTTTACTGGAAATGTAAATGCGATTGTGGAAAAATACATATTACTCAAGCCAATAGTTTAAAAAAGGGACATTGTACTAGTTGTGGTTGTGCCAAAGGACCCCGACCAGAAAATGCAAAAATAATTGATGAAACTGGAAATAGATATGGTTCGTTAACTGTTATAGAGCGAGTTGGTAGCAATCAACAACGTAAAGCATTGTGGAGATGTAAATGCGATTGCGGTAATGAAAAAATTACATCTGGTACACTCTTGAGAACTGGACAAACCACTAGTTGTGGTTGCATGAAAGGTATTCAAAATGTAAAATTAATTTTACCAGGTACAAGATTTGGTCATTTAACTGTTTTGCAGCGAGAAGGTTCAAAAGATAACCGCGCCATTTATAAATGTCGATGCGATTGTGGGAATATAACTATTGTCAGCAGTAATGCTTTAAAACGTGGCAACACTCAATCTTGTGGATGCATTAGACTCTCTAAAGGAGAAGAAAAAATAATATCATTATTACAAAAAAACAATATATCCTATATAAGAGAATTTAGTTTTAGTAATTGTAAAAGTATTAAAGATTACAAAATACCTTTTGATTTTTATGTTAATAATACTTACCTTATAGAATATGATGGAATACAACACACCGAACCAGCTTTTGGGCAAGAATCTTTTGAAATTACCCAACGAAACGATAAAGTTAAAAATGAATATTGTAAAACTCATAACATTCCATTAATTCGTATCCCATATTGGCATTATGATAGTATTACAATAGATGATTTACGTCCAGAAACCTCACAATTTCTTATCAATAAGGAGGTCATATGAAAGTATTAGTAGCATGTGAAGAATCACAACGAGTTTGTATAGCCTTCCGCAATAAAGGACATGAAGCATATAGTTGTGACATACTTGAATGCTCTGGTGGTCATCCAGAATGGCACATCTGTGGTGATGTTACACCTCTTTTAAATGGTAATGTAACCTTTAAAACACAAGATGAAGAACTTCATTCTATATATGGACCTTGGGATATAATTTTGGCTTTTCCACCTTGCACTCATTTAGCCACAAGTGGAGCTCCTTCATTCGCAAAAAAGCGTGAAAATGGATTACAGCAAGAAGGTATTGAATTTTTCTGTCAATTCTTTATGACTAATTGTGAAAAAGTTGTAATTGAAAATCCTGTAAATATAATTAGTGGAAATTACTGTCTAAAATGGTTTCCAGACCTAGCCAATAAGTATAAACTACCGCGCAAACCAACTCAATACATCCAACCATATGAGTTTGGCGAACCGACACGAAAGAAAACTGGTCTTTGGATTCAGGGGTTACCAAAACTTAAACCAACTAATATAGTAGAACCTGAATTAATTACTTACACCAATAAGAACGGTCAAACCAGAACAGATACAAAATGGCATTGGTATACTGGCAAAGGATCTAGCATTGAACGCAGTAAAACTTTTTGGGGTATTGCAGAAGCCATGGCAGAACAATGGGGTTAATTTGACAAATCAATAAAATTTTGATATAATTATAATATAGAATAAAAGGAAAAGGAGTAAATGCGAATGGATAAACTAAGATATCCTCTTTCTCTGCATAATCACACCGACTTCTCCAACTTTAGATTGCGCGATAGCATCAACACGGTTGAAGGTCTCATTGATTATGCAATCGAATTAGGTCATAGTGGAGTAGCAATTACTGAACATGACACGATAGCATCGCATATTCGTGCGGAAAAATATTATAATAAAATTAAGAAAGACCATCCAGAGTTCAAGCTTATCAGAGGTAACGAAATATATCTCGTAAGAAATGGATTAAATGGTCAGAACTATAAAAAGGAAACAGATAGATATTTCCACTTCATTCTTCTCGCAAAAGATGCAATCGGACATGAACAAATCCGAGAAATCTCAACGCGTGCATGGATGAGGAGTTATGTGGCGCGGCGCATGAGACGTGTTCCAACATATTATCAAGACCTTATTGATATAATTGGAGCAAACCCAGGCCATGTAATTGGATGCACAGCATGTCTTGGTGGATGTCTGCCAACTCAACTCATGAGAAACGCAGAGAGTGGCGCGCCGTCAATAGATTTAATTAAACGATGGATTGTACAAATGCAAGGAATCTTTGGTAAAGAAGATTTCTATTTTGAGATGCAACCATCTTTCAATAAAGAACAGATATATGTAAATAAGAAATTGGTTGAACTTGGAGAAGAAATGGGTATTAAGTATATCATAACGAATGATGCTCATTATCTTAAAAAGGAAGATAGACCAATTCACAAAGCTTTTCTTAACTCACAACAGGGTGATAGAGAAGTTGATGACTTTTATGCAACGACTTTTTTGATGAGTGATGAAGAAATATATCATTATATGGAAGAATCATTAGGTGAGGAAGTAATACAGAAAGCATATCAAACAATTGAAGAAATAAGAGATAAATGTGAAGACTACTCATTGATAAAGCCTTTAAAGATACCAAAGTTAAATTGGAAAACTTATAATATGGCAGATTGGGAGTGGGCCATAACATATTGGGGAGCAAGAGTTCCATATTTAAAAAAGTTTTGGGATTCTGAATATCCTGAAGACCGTCGTTTAGCAGAAGCAATTATAAATAAAATAAGCAATTATCGTGAATTACAAAGCAAACGCACATTAGATGAAATAAATGCATGTCTTGAAGATACATGGATTTCATCGGAAGTAAATGGAAGTAGGTGGAGTGCATATTTCTTAAATCTTCAAAACATAATTGACGCATGTTGGGACGCAGGAACTCTCGTAGGTTGTGGCCGTGGCTCGGGAGTAGGATTCATATTGTTGTATTTATTAGGTATTACACAGATTAATCCATTGAGAGAAAAAAGTCAGACAAAGCGTTGGAGATTTTTGAATCCAGAGCGTGTGTCGGTATTAGATGTAGATATTGACATCGAAGGCGGCCGGCGTGCAGAAGTATTGAAGAACTTCCGAAAGATTTATGGTGAAGATAGGGTTGCGAATGTATTAACATTGAAAACAGAGAAGTCAAAGTCAGCAATTCAGACAGCTTGCCGCGGTTTAGGTATAGACAACGACATAGCAGCGTATCTTTCCTCATTTATCCAAGCAGATAGAGGACAACTTCGAACTCTCAAACAAACATTTTATGGCGACCCAGATAATGGTATGCCAGCATCAAGTCAGTTCCGATTTGAAATGGAAGAAAACTATCCAGAAGTATGGAGGGTCGCACAAGGAATTGAAGGTCTTATAAATGGTTGTGGAATCCATGCAGGCGGTGTAATCTTTGTTGATGAACCATTCACAGAATCAACTGCACTTATGCGAGCACCGAAAGGAGAAATTATTACACAGTTTGACCTTCACGACGCAGAAGACACGGGACTTATCAAATATGATATCCTGTCAATTGAAGCATTAGATAAGATTCATAATTGTATTGACCTTATATGTAAATATGGATATGAAACAGCAGAACCAACATTAAAAGAAACCTATGAAAAAATTATAGGTATCTATAATCTTGAACGAGATAACCCAGAAATGTGGAAGATGTGTTGGGAACACAAGGTAATGAGTTTATTCCAGATGGAGAAACAATCTGGTATAAGCGGCATCGCGGCAATGAAACCAACATCAGTAGATGACTTGGCAATTCTTAACTCGGCAATTCGTCTGATGGCGACAGAAAAGGGTGGAGAAATGCCAGTCAACAAGCTCGCGCGATTCAAAGCACATCCTGATGATTGGGATTATGAACTCAGGAAATATGGTTTAGGTGAAGATGCAAAAGAAATCCTTGAACCAGTTCTTAATGTATCATATGGATTGTGTATCGCGCAGGAGCAGTTCATGCAGTTAGTTCAGCTTCCAGAACTTGGTGGATTTGACTTAACATGGGCTGATAAATTAAGAAAGTCAATTGCGAAGAAGAATCCAGCAGAATATGAGAAGCTAACTGAAGAATATTTTAAAGTAATAAAAGAAAAAGGATTGGATGAACGTCTATGCACATATGTGTGGAATGTCTTAATTGCAATGAGTAAAGGTTATGGATTTAACCTCTCACATACATTAGCATATTCGTTAATTGGTCTGCAGGAATTAAATCTCGCATATCGTTATCCAACGATTTTGTGGGATTGTGCGTGTCTTATCTCCGACAGCGGCGGAGCAGAAAAAGAAGAGGAAGAAGAAATTGAAACAGAAGAAGTGGAAGAAACTTTTGATTCTTCTATTGGTATTTTTGATGATGAAGCCGATGATGAAGATGATGAAGACGATGAAGCAGATACAAAAAAGAAGAAAAAAACTACGAAAAGTGCAAACTATGGCAAGATTGCTACAGCGATTGGCAAGATGAGTCATGAGGGTGTAACAATTGTAGCAACAAACATAAATAAGTCAGAATATACATTCGCGCCAGATATAGAAAACCATAGAATTATTTATGGATTGAGCGGTATAACTCGTGTTGGTGATGATTTAGTTCGTCAGATTATGGATAACAGACCTTATGAGTCGATTGAAGACTTCATAGGTAAGATTAAAATAAATAAACCTCAAATGATTAACTTGATTAAGTCAGGCGCATTTGATGATTTATACGGCGGCGACCGCATTAAGGCGATGGATACATATATTGATCTTATCGCAGATAAAAAGAAAAGAATGACATTGCAGAATATGCAGATGTTAATTAATTTTGGATTTATCCCAGACGAATATGAGTTGCAATGTAAAGTATATAACTTCAATAAGTATCTCAAGAAAAATAAAGTAGATACATATTATGGAATAGACAACATCGCATTAAACTTCTACTCACAACATTTTGATATGGATTTGTTAATCCCAGTATCACAACCTTTATTTGATGCGAACTATATCTTTCAAATCAAACAAACAGATTGGGATAAAATATATAAGAAACAAATGGACATTATCCGTCCATTTATTCAAAAGAATAACCAAGAACTTCTTGATAAAGTAAATAACAAATTAAGACAAGATTTATGGGATAAATATTGTCTTGGTAATATAAGTCAGTGGGAAATGGATTCAATCTCATGTTACATCCATGACCACGAATTGAAAAACATCAAAAATGGATTTTATGGATTAGCTAACTTCTCCGAGTTGTCCGAAAATCCAATAGTAAGTTATGAGTTTAGGTCAAAAGAAACAGGACAGAAGATTCCTCTATTCAAAATAAATAGAATTGCAGGAACAGTTTTAGACAAAGACAAAAATAAAAAAATGATTACACTTCTTACAAATGATAGTGTAGTCACAGTAAAAATATTTGGTGATGCATTCACGCATTATGATAGACAAATATCTGAAAAGCGTCCAGATGGTACTAAAAAAGTATTAGAGCGTAGCTGGCTTTCACGTGGTAATAAAATTATAGTAACTGGAATCAGAAGAGATTCAGATTACATTTGTAAGAAGTACAAGAACACGCCGTGGCATCTTGTAGAACTTATCACATCAATAGATGAAAATGGATATATTCAAACGAAGAAGGAGCGTGATGAAGCATGAGTTACGGACTCTATGATGCTGACCTTCCATACTATCCCATCCCATTTTACAATCTTGAACTCATGAAATTGTCCTCCTTTTATAAGCGCAAACGAGAGATAGTTGGGCTTGCGCCCAGCTTCTCTCCGGAGCGTTATAGCAACTTCATAGTGCGTCAAGACTTCTACAATCCATATGCACATTGGAAACCGTCCAAGCATATCGTCTTCGGCGGCCGCGCCTTTGATGGAGAAACATATAAACCACTACCGCCAGAAGTTGAGTGTATGAAGGCAGACATCTCACTCTATAGCCGCATTAAACCAGAGCAAGTTCGTGGAAGAAACATTACTGCCCTTAATACAATGCGACGAGCCGAACATATACGCCTTTCCCTTGATAGTAAAACTGTTTGGAACGATTTTGAAAAACAATTACGTCATGATTCTGATACATGGGGAATTATCTTCCATGACTATAACTTAAACTCAATTGAAAATGCTCAAGAGATAATAACAGACCTATTGCCGCGGTCGATACAGAATCCACTCGGCCGCCGCATAGGTATGAAGTTTCCAGTTCAAGTAAATAACAAAGAAGACATGGTAAGTTGGTTGAGTTTCCAACCAATGGGAACTTATTTCTCACTTTACCACAATGGCCTCGTTGATGAGTCCTATATCCCAGAGCTTGTTGATGTTGCCGCACGCTCCGGCGCGATACGACAGTCAAGCGTCAACATATCAAACTCATTTACAGACAACGAACTCCTCAACGGAGGACTCCAACGCATCCTACGCAACATCATAAATTTGCGTAGCTATCGGCTAGTTTTTCCACTTAAATATGATAAGAATTGGCTTATCGGAAGTGACTGGAAACTTGTGATGGATTTAATTGCACGTTACAATCAACATCTAGTAATAAACTATTCCACGTTTTTCTTCAACCAAGTTGAACCATATGAAACAATGTATAGCTATTGCAAGGCTGCAATTAAACAACCTCGCATAAAAGATGAGATACTTACCAAAGAATCTCTACAACATATATTTCAGTTTGTAAGAGAGAACGACTACGACTTATTTAAAGATTTCTATGAATATCGTGGAGGTGAAGTAAAGAATGACAGGTGAAGAAATTAGAGATAAAATCAATTTCAACAATTCCAAAATCCAGTCATTGATGGACCCATCCATATTCATTCTTCAACCAGAGGTTCAAAAATATATGGAAGATAATGAATATCTCAAGTCCATCTGCCCGCATGAATACGAAAATGGTATTTGTATTTATTGCGGAAAAAATCAATCCTAATATATATAATTACTTGGAGGGATATAATGCAATATATTAAGAAAAGAGATGGTAGAATAGTTGAATTTAACAAAAATAAAATTATCAATGCTATATTAAAAGCCTTTGAACAGATTGATGGAGAAGTTTCAACTTACGCAATAGATAAGGCAAATAATATAGCTAATTTTATTGAGCAAGACAACAATGACATTTTAACAGTAGAAGAGATTCAAGACCTCGTAGAAAACGGACTTATGTCCACGAAACGTAAAGATGTGGCTCGTGCATATATCCGTTACAGACAAGACAGGGCAAGAGTTAGAAACTGGAACACAGCAATGATGGATAAGGTCGGTGAGAAGCTCGCCGCCACCAACGTTCAAAACCAGAACGCAAACATTGATGAATACTCATTCGGCGGCCGCAGAGGTGAAGCAGACTCGGTCATTTTCAAACAATATGCATTAGACAATCTTGTTTCAAAAATGGCACGCAACAACCACCTCAATAACGAAATCTATATCCATGACCTTGACGCATACATTCTTGGTATGCACAACTGCTTAACCGTTCCATTTGATGACTTACTTGCCAACGGCTTCAACACACGTCAAACCGATGTGCGTCCAGCAAACTCGGTCAATACCGCATTTCAGCTGGTCGCTGTGCTGTTCCAGCTTCAATCACTCCAACAATTTGGTGGAGTAAGTGCTTCGCACCTTGATTGGACAATGGTTCCATACGTTCGCAAATCGTTCTACAAACATTTCCGCGACGGCATGACATACATTGAAGGACTTGACATGGCAATGACTTTCCCGTTTGGAAACGACCAAATGTCAGTTGAAGCCGAAGAATATAAAGCCTATCCAAAAGCCTATGCCTATGCTATGGATATGACAGAAAAGGAAATTCGCCAAGCAGTAGAAGGAATGTATCATAACCTCAATACACTCCAATCAAGGTCAGGAAATTAACACAATGGTTTCCCTGGCGCGAAAGCGTCAGTAAAAAATTGGGCAAAATCGGTGAAACCTAAGTTTTAAATTGTAAAAATGTGTCTCATTTTATTTTACTCTTGTAAACAAAAGTCTACTTATAAGTAGAAGAGATGGAGGAAAAGGAAATGAGAAAAAATATTACACCTCAATTAGAACAAGAAATTATAAATTATTATCTTTCTTATCCAATGACTTTAAAACAAGTTGAAGACAAGTTTAATTTAAGTCATCCAACAATTAGTAAAATACTTAAAGATATACCTAAGTATAGCAAAGCAAAAATTAATAGTCCAAACCTAAAAGAAGATTTCTTTCATATTATTGATTCAGAAGAAAAAGCATATTTTATCGGTCTATTAATTAGTGATGGTAATGTTTTTAAAGATGGAACAAAACAAGCTTCTATATCTATTACATTAGATTTAGAAGATGAATATATGTTAGCTAAATTTAAAGAAGTATTAAATACAAATACTTCAATTACAAAAGATGGACGTGGGTGTGGTCAAATCGCCGCGCGCAGTGATAAAATGGCAGAAGACTTAGCAACATATGGCATAGTTCCAAGAAAAAGTTATATTACATATTTACCAACTAATATAGAAGATAAGTGGATGCCACATGTAATTCGCGGTATTTTAGATGGCGATGGACACATAATTGCTCGTCAAAATGGAATTCGTTTTCTTCATGGAATTAGTTTTTGCGGTAGCCATAAATTAATGGAAGATTTAAGCGATTATTGTAATAAACAACTCACTTTAAAAGTCAAACCAACAGTATATGATTATAAAGACCGTCAATTAAGTGAAATTAAATTTCAAAATATTGATGATATATATACTTTTGGTGAATGGATATATAAAGATGCAACAATATATTTAACTAGAAAAAAAGACATATATGAACAATTTAAGACACATTATAATTTAAAATAAGGTAATACCGAGGCAACTGCGCAGATTACGCAAGGCCGCGCAGTACCGTAACGCATAGATGGTGAATAAATATAATCCATCCACGAGTGTCCACTCCCTAACGTAGAGTCGAGGGAGAAGATGTATGCTGAACTTATAGGAAACTATAAGAAGTAGAGGATAAAAAGCCTTTACGATAACACATTGCAATTACCATTCACATCCATCAACTACGGCACATGCACTCTTCCAGAGGGCCGCATGATTATAAAAGCTCTCCTTGATGGTTCAATCAAAGGAGTAGGCAAATTACACAAGACTGCTATATTCCCTTGCGGAATATTCCAGTATATGAAAGGAGTAAATGATAAACCAGGAACTCCAAACTACGATTTATTCAAGCTTGCTCTTGAATCAACCGCAAAACGTTTATACCCAAATTATGCTAATGTAGATTGGTCAGGTAACGCTGGATACGATAGAGACGACCCACGCACTTACTTCTCTACAATGGGATGCAGAACCGCGAATGGCTATGATATTAACGGTTTTGGACAACTGAAGGATGGACGTGGCAATATCTGCCCAGTAACTATTATCTTACCAACACTTGCAATGGAGGCAGGGAATGTTGAAGACTTTATGGTTCTACTTGATGAGAAGATTCACGAAGCTAAAGATATGTTACTTGAGAGGTTTGAGTATATATGTTCTCAAAGCCCATCCTCCGCGAAATTTATGTATGAGAATGGAACGATGAAGGGTTATATCCCAGAAGAAGGTATTCGTTCCGCGCTCAAGCATGGAACAATTGTAATCGGTCAGCTTGGACTTGCAGAATGTCTGCAAATACTTATTGGCTGTGACCACACAGACCCAGAAGGAATGAAGTTGGCAAAGCGCATTGAACAACTTTTCAAAGACAGATGCGCCGAGTTCAAACAAGCCTATAAGTTAAACTTCGGTGTCTATTACACTCCGGCAGAGAATCTCTGCTACACAGCTATGAAGAAGTTCAAAGAAGACTTCGGAGAAATCCCAAACGTAAGCGACCGTGATTACTTTACAAACTCAATGCACGTGCCAGTATGGAAAGAAGTTTCTCCATTTGACAAGATTGATATTGAGTCTGAACTCACTGGTTATTCTGGCGCTGGATGTATCACATATGTTGAACTTGAAGGTGCTGTTCTGAAAAATCTTGAAGCATTAGAACAAATCGTTACTTATGCTATGGATAAAGATATACCTTATTTCGCCATTAACGTTCCAAACGATACGTGTAATGACTGTGGTTGGACAGGCGAAATTGAAAACGAATGTCCAGAGTGTGGTTCCAAAAATATTCAACGTCTCAGGCGTGTTACTGGTTACTTAACCGGCAACTACACAACTGCTTTCAATTATGGAAAGCAAAAGGAAGTAGAAGACAGATTTAAACACAGTAAAAAATTATGAGTAGATATAGTGCAATAATACCGAATGATGTTGTTAATGGACGCGGAGTGTGCGTTAGCTTTTTCGTGCAAGGATGTCCGCATCATTGTCCTGGTTGCTTTAATGAAGAGACTTGGCCGTTTAATGGCGGCCAACCATACACTCCCGCAACAAAGTGGGAAATCATTAAAGCAATTTCAGCCAACAACATCACTCGCAATTTCTCTGTATTAGGAGGTGAACCATTAGCGCCACAGAATATAGATATGACATGGGAAGTTATTGACGCAGTGCGACATGCTTATCCACATATTGAAATTACTTTGTGGACAGGTTATACCTATGAGCAACTAATGGTGCGGCCTGACGAGACATTATTGAATATATTAAGCAAAATTGATGTATTGGTTGACGGCCCATTTATTGAAGAAGAGAAAGACCTTTCACTTCGTTTAAGGGGCAGCCGCAATCAACGTATTTGGGTGCATCATGATGATGTTTGGGAGATAGAAAATGATTGATGATTTAAAAATTGATATTGAAAAGTTCAATAAAGTGGTCAAAGCAATTAGAAAAACAGAAATGAAAGAAGTTTCTTTTGAGTTTCTTGTTGGAAGTTGTTTCCCAAAAGCCCTTGACAACATCAAAGAAGAAATGAGACGACAATATACAATGGGATACACAGCAGGACTAAAGGAGAGGGAAGAATGATTAAGTGGGCATTATTAAACATTTTATTAGCATTTGCTACCGGTTTAATTGCCATTATATCTGCTTCAAGACATAAAGACATCAACTTAAAACCTTTTGAAAAAAGAAAGGTATATTTAGCAAAGAGTATTGCTATATATGTCGGTTTAGTTGCTTGTCTTATTTGTCTTTTTAGTGAACGACCAATGGGAGAACACATGTTAGTGGCAGATAAATGGACAATTGTTCTAGCAATGTGCTTAATAGGTGAATTACTTACAGACTACTTCGTAGGAAAGAAATGTCATCCAAAAGATTGGAATTATTACCGTGATAGAGATGACGATGAATAATTTAAGCGGTCAGCGTAATAGCTGACCGTTTTAAATTTTGACAAAAAAATTTTTTTCTGGTATAATATATATAGAATAAGAAAGGAGTTTATTCACTTATGAAATTTGAAAACACAAGAGCCTATAACTTTGAAGGTGCATTGAAGGGTATGCGTAACCCTATGAACTCATGGGATAAGTCAGACAGTTTTTATGGGATTGTTGACTTATATGATGGAAATGACTTAAATGACATGACCGAGAAATGGGGCGATGAAAGTAGATATGTATGGCTACAACGCAACGGAGTTCTGCGGGCCAGCGATGCCTACGATGGATTATTTGATGTAGCATTTATTGGACCGAATGACATGAAACTCGCGCAGCAACTAATTCTTGCAGGTTCAGAACATGCAAAGTTCACACGACAGATTTTCGTGTCTGTTGATATTACTGCGCCACTTCTGTGGTGGAAAGAATTTGATACTTATAAAATTGGTACGGTTGCAAACTCAACCTCTACAATGCATAAACTTTCATCAGCGCCAATTACTAAAGAGATGTTTGCGTTTGATGATAATGCCGATGATTTAGTAGTTAGTCAAGGTAAATCAATTTGTGGTGAATGGGAGTATGTTTTTAGTGATTATATTGATGATATAATTCATATATGTGAAGAACTTCGCCTTAAATTCATTGAAACAGGCGATAAGTCTTACTGGCGCGCACTCATACAAATACTTCCAAGCGCATATTTACAAACACGCACCGTCACAATGTCATATGCAAACCTTCGCAATATATACTTTCAGCGCCAGCATCATAAACTAAATGAATGGCATGAATTTTGTGAGTGGATAAACACACTTCCATATAGTAAAGACTTAATAACACTGGAGGCTAATAATGAGACTGATAGAGCAGACTGAAAAATATGTAGTTGATTCAGAAGAAGAAGCACTTAAAGTAGTCCAAACTTTTAAACAAAACGCACAAGACAAAGGATATATTCTTGGTTCAAGCGGATACACCTATAAAACAAAGAAAGCAAAAGGTGAAATTATCGGTGAAGTTTGGGTAGTAACAATAAAGAAGGTACTCGGAGGTGTATGGGACAATTATGAATGATGAAGAAATTAAGATGATACAAAACGATGACACCGCCGCAGAATACGAAATCTCCGATGAGGAACTTGAACAGTTCTACGAAGACAATCGCGACGCAATCGACCTTATTGGCGGCCTTGACATGTTTGAATCACTCATGGCACTTGAAGATGAGGAGTTCAATATCCTTAAACCTCAATTCCTACAAATCTTCGCAGAAACGCTTCAAGAACCAGAGAGCATAACCGAGTTTAGAACGCTTGCTATTGCACAAGGATATACAAAAGAGACCGCAAAAGAAGATTTTGACCTTGCTATTGCAGCAATCAATGAAATAGACTTCCTTAGCGAGTCCAAGAAAGATTTCCTCAAAGAAATCTATACAATGTCAAGTAATCAACTCAACAAAATAATCGGAACTGTCGGCGATGTAATTCGCATACCCTGCGAAATGGCAAAAAACATTCCTATACCAACTTATGCCCACGATACGGATGCTGGGGTGGACTTATACTCACCAGCTGAATATACAATCGGACCGGGAGAAACAATTATTATACCAACGGGTCTTAAAGTTGCAATCCCAGAGGGATATGCTTTACTTATACAACCGCGGAGTGGTCAGTCGGTCAAAACTAAACTCCGAATTGCAAACACTCCGGGACTCATTGATGCGGGTTACCGAGATGAAATCGGA